CCCTTTGATTTGACCAGTCCTACCGGACAGCGAATCGAAGTCAAATCCGCTTCTTATCTCCAATCCTGGGATGAAGCGTACCACGAGCATATACAGTTCAGCATAGCACCTCACAGAGCCTGGGACCCGAAAGCCGGATACTCTCCGGACATCAAGCGACATTCTGACCTCTACGTTTTCTGCCTCTACAAAGCACTGACGAAAGATGTCTCGCCGCTTGCCCTGGAATACTGGGAGTTCTATGTGTTGCCTACCTATGTGCTCAACGAGCAAAAGCCCAATCAGAAAAATATTTCTCTTAATTCACTGAAAGCTCTAAAACCTTACATAACGGATTTTGCCGGATTAAGGGATGTGATATTGAATTGCCCGATTAAAAGGGCGTAGAAATGAACATGCGCCGTTCTGTAATGGGACGGCGTATTTTTGGAGGAAAAATATGATTTCAAACAGTGCTGCCACTCACGCAAAAGTGGCTATCTACATACGAGTCTCTACCCTGCATCAGATTGACAGGGACTCTCTGCCTATGCAGCGTCAAGACTTGATTGCATACGCCAAGCTGATACTGAACACTGACGATGTGACAATCTTCGAGGATGCCGGGTACTCTGGCAAAAATACCATCCGACCAGAATTTCAGAAAATGATGTCTCAGCTTCGGACCGGCACGTACACTCATCTCCTGGTCTGGAAGATTGACCGAATCTCCAGAAACCTTCTGGACTTTGCCGAGATGTACCAGGAGCTTAAAGACCTGGGCGTTACCTTCGTCTCGAAAAACGAGCAGTTCGACACCAGTACGGCTATGGGAGAAGCGATGCTCAAAATTATCCTTGTCTTTGCGGAGCTGGAGCGTAACATGACTTCGGAACGTGTCACTGCCACTATGATTTCCAGAGCCAGCAACGGGCAGTGGAACGGCGGACGTATTCCTTACGGCTACGATTATGACCCGGAAGAACAGGATTTCAGCTTCAACTCCGATGAGTACAACATCGCCCATCTGATTCATGACAAATACGAAGAACTCCGCTCCCTGGTTTATCTGGCCCGGTATCTGAACGAACATGGCTACCGGACTCGTGCCGGTAATGACTGGTCCCCGGTCTCTCTGGATATTATTCTTCGCAGCGTATTCTACTGCGGCGATTACCAGTACAACCGCCTTAAGGAAGGGGACCGGCAGCGTCCTAAGGATAAATCCGAATGGATTACCGTGAAAGACCACCACCCGGCCATCGTAAGCCGAGAACAGAAAGAACGCATCCTTGCACTCCTGGAATCCAACCGCAGGCTCAAATCATTTCATAAGAGTGGCAAGAGCAAATACACACACATTTTCTCCGGCCTGCTCATCTGTGGAAATTGCGGTCAACCTATGACCAGTTCCATTTCCACCATAAAGAAGACTACTGGCAGACGCTATTCTCTCTACTTCTGCCCTACGCACAGGAAAAGCAAGCTGTGGTGTACCGGAAAATCTACCTCAGACCCAATCGTTGGCGAGTTCGTCTTCAACTACATTCTCAATATGCTCAACGCTCAAAAGGCGTTCTCTCCGGAAACGAGCATACAGGAACTGGAACAGCAGCTACTCTCCGGCGATACTTTCTCCCCGGTGGCCGCCATTGCCCCGGACGGATTACATGATCTGTTTCATACGCTCCGCACCGGAACCATCAAGGGAGAGGTCTTCGGAAAAGACGTCAAAATCAAAACAGGCTCCGAGCCGCCATTGCAGCTATCAAAACTCAAAAAGGAAAAAGTCCGTCTGGAAAGAGCTATTGACCGTCTGAACAAGCTGTTCCTCTATTCCGAAAAAGCCATGTCGGAATCCGAATACCTCACTCAGAAGATTCAGCTTTCGGACTCCCTGGAAGAAGTCGAAGACAAGCTGGCGTTCCTGGCATCGGAAGGCAGCCTGCAACAATCTATCACTGATGATGAATTTATCGCCAAGGCAAGCAACTTCATACTCTCCCAGAAACTCACTGACCGAAACTACATCAGCTTTCAGTCTCTGAGTGCTACCGTCTCTCCGGAGGTCCTTGATTCTTTTCTCAGCAGTATCATAGACAACATCGTTTTCAAAGACGGGGCCGTTAACTCTATCACATTCCGCAATGGATTGTCTCACACGTTCATCTACAGAGAAAAGCCAGAGGTTTAATCGCCCCTGGCTTTCTTCATATCTCCATATTCCGTTGTATCGCTATTTTGTAGTGAATCGCTCTACAAAATCATCATTGCATCCCGGATATTGAAAGATTGTAACCATAATGTTACAAATGTAAACAACATCCGGTACAACATGGGTTACTCATTCTCAGAATATTTATAAGTACCGTCCTCCTGGAGCGTAATTGTGCCGATTGCGTCCACGATACAGCCCTCATTGTCAAGCGTTCCGTAGGTAGCCAGGTACGAAAGAGAACCCTGGAACTGGATGCCTGTACCGTCTCCGCATGAGATTGTTACCCAGTTATAACCGGAATCTTTTACAACCTCGTTGCAGAACTCAGCAAATTCTTCATTCGTGGTAGCTTTCAGAAGCTCTTTATCCACGACAACCTCAGCCCATTTTGTATCGTTCTTTTCTTCATGCTTCGTTACCGGTGCGGTCATAAGAACATTGATACTCTCAGCCTGAGCAGTCTCTGCCTTTTCCGGTTCCTCGCTTACAGCCGGTGTTTCCTCCTCTGGTTCAGCTTCTGTTTCCGGAACGCTCTCAGGTTCCTTAACTTCGGTCTCCTCTGCTTCGGTCTGCTCCTTAGTTGATCCCTCTGTCTCTGTTTCTTTGTTGGCTGCCGCCTCCATGCCGTCTTTCACACCATCACTGAAACCGCATCCGCAAACAGATACCGCCATCATAGCCACCATTAACCATACAACCACTTTTTTCATACTTCATTTCCTCCGTTTCGTGTTTTCGTTGATTATACCATGCAAACCTATTTTTGCATAGCAAGATTTTATGTTGCCGGCATGAGTACGGGCTGTGCTGCTCCCGGATCCGTTTCTTTATGAGCCTGGGAAAGTTCCGGATTGTCAAACACATTCCCCACCAAGTAAGCGTAATCCTCCGTAGTACCCAGCGGCATAGGTTCTTTTACCTGGTAAAGCTCCTCTACATCCCTGGAGACTGCAAAGAAGCCGACACTTTCCATCCATGCCTTATCTGCCGGGCAAAATGCCATATACTTCCCGTAGCAAATCTCGAACAACAGATTGTCCGGATTCCGGTACACATCGCCCTCAAACAGAACATTCCCCGGTACATCGTGCCTGTCACAGCATCTGGTAACCGTTTCCGGCTCTAATTCTTCCCAGATAGGGAAATCTTCCTCGTACCGCTCCAAAGCCTCCTCCCAGCCATATTCCATGGCGAGATAGGCTTTTTCAGTCAATCCTTTATCTTCCAGACCACACCCCATCGCCATGCCATTGTACGCCGGTCTCTCCGGCTCCAGATTCGGAGAGACCAGGGCAAAAGCCCTGTTTCCCATGCAAACAACCGTTCCAATGATCCAGGAACCCGTCTTTTTCGATTTTCCTCTGTATAATTCCATGCTAACCTCCTTATAGAAAATCTGCCCCACTAGGGGGCAGGATTTTAAGATTTACGGATTATGAAGCCAGGGGCTACGCCAAACGAGTCGGATGCGCTGTTGTGGCTGGCATAGCCGCCGCCGTTGACATAGCAGAAGCTGGTGGTGTTGCTGGCGGCCGGAGATGCCAACCACCTCCATGTTGTGTCTCCATCTTCATCAACAACAATACGGTTCGTTCTCTCTTCGTAGAACGGAAACTGTTTGTCTACCCCGTTGTATTTTGCATAAATCTCCTCTCCATGAACCTCGTACTCGGACGGTAGAAAAAGAAGATCGTCACACTCCAGAGTAGCACCATTCTGAATCTGAATAGTTTTCTTAGGCGAAAGCATTTCTACCAGTTCATCCGGAAGCAGAGCCAAGATTTCGCTATTCAGGTATTCTCTCATTTCGCAATCTTTCCAACCTCCTTTGTTCGTCCACTCTTTGTTCATCCGGTGATCTTCACCGACAGTGTTGCGGAAACAGAAAATAACTTCACCGTTCTGGTATAAGTCCACGGCTGCGACCTCTATTACAGCTCTACTGCCATCCTTTAAGGTTTCCGTAATCTCCGTTCCCACTTTCAGCTTCTCAGCCGCTTTCCCGGAATTGATGATTTCCTGAACCTCTTTCCATGTGACTTTGCTCGTTTCTGTTCTTTTGATAGTTGCCATTTTGCAATCCTCCTTAAAATAATTTTTCCTGTTGAAAATCTTTTATAGTAAACTGCCTCTCGTAATTCATCCAGACAGTTTCTACCCTGTTTCCTCCGTATTCAGCATTTGACCGGAACTGCTCCTTGTGCCAGCCTTTTAACATGCTGTCGTAAAGCTCCGATTCATAGCCGCTTATCATTACCATGGCTTCT